CGAGAAGCTAACCGAACTCGATGAGATCATGAAGAAGGTTTCTCTATCCGGTGCACAGCTTCAGCAGGACATCAATGACGCCAGACACAAGAAGAATATCGACTCCGAGCCAAAGGTCTGTGTTCACCCGATGCCGCACATAGGCAAGTCGCCCAGCATATTCGTCATGATGGACAATCCCAATTGGTCTGAGGTCGATGAGTTCAACTATGGCTCAGGTGTCGCGTCTGAGTATCTACAGCTTGCAATGAGGAAGAGCAAGGTGAGTTTAAACGAGGTCTACATAACGGGACTGGTTAAGTGCAACAAGGACAAGAGCGAGACCATAACCAACGCAATGATCAACGCCTACTCTCCTTTTGTCGATGACGAACTAAAGGTTATTAATCCACCAATAATCCTGGCACTAGGATCGAAAGCAATCAGACACTTGATGCCTGTGGTCAAGGGTGGATGGGAGGAGCTGGTGGGTCAAGAGCATTACGATGAAGGGTTGGACGCCACGATTATCTTCGGCATGAACCCAGCAATGATCCATTTTGATCACAACAAGCAGGAGCTTTTAGACTCCTTGTTTGCGCGGGCTAGGGAGATTATAGATAGTTTTGACTAGCGTTAGGTTAGTCATGAATGAGTTATTTACTTCCCTGTTTTTAGCATTTACAATACTTATAGTTGATCAGAAACGAGACCCGAATTATGGAAATTAGAAAGTTTATAAATCCCAAGACTGCAATGAGCGATCTGGACTTTTCACCTGAAGATTTGTCAGAGGCGTTCCACAAGCAGTCGGGTCGATTTTCTTATTACGCAGCCAAGCACGCACAAGCTGAGCGCCAAGAAGCTCGCGTAAAATTGAACATCGACATGGTTGAAGCAACGCTCGAAACCCAGATCAGAAGGAAGGCAAAGAACGAAAAAGAAAAGCTCACAGAAACACAGATCACAAGGATGATCACTCTCAGCCCCAAGTACCAAGAGGCTGTGAATGACCATATCGATGCTAAGCAAATTAGCAGTGTGTGCAAGTCGGTTGCGGAGTCCTTTAGACAGCGAAGGGACATGCTGATTCAACTCGGTGCCGATCAGCGAGAAGAGAAGAAAGGTGTTTTAAGGATGAAAGAAAGTCCATCTGAGAGAGCGCACAAAATGTTTGGCAGTAAGTCGAATGAGACTGATGCCCAAAAACAAACTTAAACGAAACTTAAAGTAAGGAAATATTTATGGCTGGCAATTCTATGAGCGAACTGCTCAAACAAAAGAAGGCGCAAATCGCTTCGAAAAATTCTGACTTCAGACCTGCCGTGTTCGCACAGGGTCGCAATGAAATCCGAATTCTTCCTTCGTGGAGAGAAAAAGTAGACGGCGAAGATCAAGCGTTTTGGGCTGAGTGGGGCCAACACTGGATCAAGGGCAAGGCAGACCCAAGCAAGAATGGTGGCAAGCCTGAAGTCAAAGCTGTTTTCGTGTGCCCTGAAAGCACTTACGGAAAAGACTGCCCTGTTTGCTCAGTAGTCACGGCGGGTGTAAAGCAAGCAGTCGCAATGGGTGACGACAGCGCCGAGAGTTTAATCGGTGAGTCTAGAGCGCCTCAGAAGTATCTCATCAATGCCATGCTAATCAGTGGCACGTCACCGACCGAAGCAACGGTCATGACAGTTGGCCCTAAGATATTCGAGCAGATTATTGATATCTACCAAGAGTTCATTGGCGAAGGCATCGATCTTCTCAGTGAGTCCGCTGGTGTGAATTTGATCATCACTCGTACTGGCTCAGGTCGAGATACAACCTACAGTGTTCAAGCGTCAGCTAAAGGCGCAACTGCTGTAGTGCATCCAACTGAGATTCCTAATATTGATACATCGATAGCAATTGAGTTTGCTAAAGGTGGGGGCGAGAAGGCGTTGATAGCGATTAGCGAAATCGTTGGAGTCGAAGTTCCTGAGCAGTATGCCATATCTAATCACGGCGCAAGCGACATTGCTGGTGTGCTTACGGCAGACGCAGGTTCGGATGCCATTGAATCGTTTGAGGATGACGAGCTAGAAGGTTTAGTTGACGAAATCGAAGACGGCGAGATAGTCGATGACGAGACGGAATCCGCTGATGTCGTTAATGAGGCTGAGGCTGAGGCAAAAGCTCTTCTTGCCAAAAAAGCTGCTGCCAAAAAAGCTGCTGCTAAAAGAGCCACTGAAGCTAAAGCTGTTGCTGCTGCGGCGGCTGCTGTTGCCAAGACAGAGAAGGAAGCGTCATCTGATGAAGATGATGACGACGACTTTGACGACCTCTTAGCTGGGCTGGATGATTTGGACGAAGAAGTAGCTTAACTCCAGATATTTCTTGTTGCACGGGGGTCTAAGACCCCCTTTTTTCTGGAGACTCTATGTCCTATGTACTGATAGACGGCAACGCAATTTTACACGCCGCACAACGATCACCTCGACTGACTGCAAATGGTCAGCCGACGCAAGCGATTTTTGGTTTTCTAAAAACCTTGAACGCGACTTATAGGCGCTACCCAACCTATAAAGACATTTATATTCTTTGGGATACAAAAGCCAAGTGGCGCTTCGAACTTTATCCAGGCTACAAGGCTAAGCGAGATATCACCGAAGATCAGATTCATGCCAGAGAAGAGATGAAGATTCAGAAGCCTTCTCTCGCTAAGGGTTTGAAATTATTGGGCGTCAATCAAGTGATCGTGCCCAACTTCGAAGCTGACGATCTCGCCGGTTACTACACTCGTAAAGCAATGACCGAAGGTCGCACTGTCAAGCTTATAACAGGCGATGAAGACTGGATGCAGCTCATCAACAGCAAGGTCTCTTGGATCGACCCGCGCAATGGTGGCAAAAAGACCTGTAATCGAATGACATTCAAAGAGATGACGGGTAGTAGCAAAGGCTCATCTTTTTGACTTGCAAAGCGCTTCAAGGTGATACGTCAGACAAGATCACAGGCGTGGGCGGCATAGGTCCAACGACTGCGCCACCTCTTATCGAACACTTTGGCGGCATCAAGAATCTGTTTGCTGAATTCGATAAGCACGGCGAGTTTAAGAAGGAAGACCTACCTGAGTCGATAAGCCGGGCACGCAAAAAGATCAACGCCATGTGCTCACCTGAAGGTAGAAAAATAGTGAGTAGAAATCTCTCGCTAATGAATCTGATGTCGCCTCGATACGATCAGCAGATGGAAGACACTCTTGTGTTCAATCGAGGCGTTCAAAACTGGGATGGCTTTATCGATTGGTGCGCTGAAAATAAATTCAATTCGATCATTGGTCTACGCGATCAGTGGGAACAAACTTTTGGGGAAAGACATGAGTAAAGAAAAAGAAATTGACATAGCGAAGATGTTCACCGATGCCATTGGCTTTGAGAACAGTGAAAACTTAGGCGTGAGGGGCTATCTAGATACAGGTATCCCGGAGTTGAACTTTGCGCTGTCAGGTGACTACAAGAACGGTGGCGTTCCAATGGGCAGACTCATTGAAATCTTTGGCCCAGCGTCATGTGGCAAAACGTTCCTTGCGACGATGGTTATGATTGCTTGTCAGAGGATGGGCGGAATGCCTGTGTTTGCAGATCACGAAAGATCGTTCGAACCCAACCTTGCGAAGTCGCTGGGATTAGACATGGACCCGGCTAAGTTTCGCTACCTGAGGCCAAGAACTTTTGAAGAGTCGGTTCGATTGTGCGTCACCACTGGCGAGAAGATTCGGCGAGCAGGTTATGGAACAGAGCACCCGATCGTTTGGATTTTTGACAGTGTCGCCTCAATGATCCCTCATGAGAAGCTGTACGACGACAAGGGTCATCTAAGAGAAGCGGGCACGTACAACATGCGGGACAAGCTCTCTCTTGCGACAGCCACCTCTCAATTCTACCCAGAGCTTGCACAATTCTCCGAAGACAACAATGTGACGGTGCTATTGCTGAATCAAATCAGACAGAAGCCCGGCGTTATGTATGGCGATCCAACGACGACGCCAGGCGGCATGGCTGCTGAGTTCTATTGCAGTCAGCGGTTGAGCATAGGCAAAGCTGAAATCAAAGACGAGTCTGTCAAAAGCGGCCCCAAGCCCGTGATTGGATTCAAGATCGCAGCAAAAACAGTCAAGAATAAAGTGGCTCGACCTTTTCTTAGTGCTGCTTGGCAAGTTCGTTTCAATGAAGGGCTTGGCGTTTATGTTGATCAGATCGCAACTAACTTGGACTTCCTTGTTCGCAAGGGTCTGATCGAGAAGACTTCATCAGGTTACTGTCTTTGGGAGGGCGGCAAGTTTTTCCAGAAGGTGCTTGAGAAGAAATTAAAAGAAGATCCAAAGGGTCTTGAAAAATTAATGGCTCTAGTGCCCGACTCAAAGAAGGAGTTGGCGGACGTCGTGAGCCCAGAGGACTAGCTTATGAATAAAGACACAATCCAAGACGTGAGCCTTAGAACTTTAAAGCGAACAAATCAGGGCTTCACTCTCAATCCAGTAGAAAAGGTGAGTGATCAATCTTTGTGCGATCGGTGCGTGTCTTATTCAGATTGCAAAATTCGCAAGAGCCAAAAGCGACTTGAGAAGGGGCATGGAGTCTCTTTGATTGTTGGCTCTTGCAATCAGTTTATTCCGGCGTTGTTCTTTGTTGATTCAACGGGTCTCGATGTCATTGGTTGTAACACGCTAAGACTGGGCAAGGCGTGGCAAAATCGAATTAGGAAAGGCGACAGAATTGGGCTGATTCACAAGCCAACGATGAAGATCATTCGGATCGCAACAGTGGGTCTCGTGATGGTTCAGCTAAAGGATGATGGCATTAGTTATCACTCCAACTTGAACCACACCTTCATCAACGATTGGATCACTCAAACCGAAGCAAAAATAAAAATGACAGCCTTGCTTCCCAAGCTGTTTGGCCCGCTCATTGTGCGTCAAGCTACACACATCACGACTATTTATTTAGATTAAAAAAGGAGTTCGAAATCAATTATCCATTTGCTGTTATGTCAGACCTTCACGCTCACAATTGGAGCGCGTATTCAAAGCTGGATCATCAGGGCACGAATTCGAGACTGATTGAGATCCTCGAAGAGATTGATCTGTGCGCCGAGACTTGCGCTGCAAACGGTGGCTACAAAGTCTTTGTTACTGGCGACATCTTTCACGTTCGCGGATCTATTCCACCTTCAGTTTTAAATCCTCTGCGTGAACAGCTCAAAGAGTCGGCTCATAAGCACGACATTGAGTTCGTCCTGATGCCAGGAAACCACGACCTCGAAAGCAATGACACGCTCAAGATGGGCAGCGCAATTTTGGCCCTATTTGAAATTGAGGGCGTCACTGTCATCTCAAAAGCCTCTGTGTTCGACGACGAGAAGGTCATCATGATCTCTTGGCGAGACAGCATGGACTCTCTGCGTGCGGACATTGCAAGCTACATCGGCGGCATGAAGAAAGCTGGTGAAGACTTGTCGCTGTGGACTCTGATGATTCATGCACCATTGAACGGAGTCATCAAAGGTATACCTGAGAATGGTTTCTCAGCAAGCGAGCTCCAAAGCGCAGGTTTCAAACTGGTGTTTGTGGGCCACTATCACAATCACAAGCAGATCGCCGGCACTGAGGTTCGATCTGTTGGCGCCGCGACTCATCAAACATGGAGTGACTGCGGTACCAAAGCCGGTTATCTGTTTGTTGATACTGACTATAACGTGACTCACTACGAAAGCTCCGCGCCCAAGTTCGTCAAGTACGACCACGATTGGTCTGACGAAGAAGCCAGTGCCGCGTGCAAAAATAATTATGTTCGCGTTGATCTTGGTGAAGCAGATCATTCCGCCATTGAAGCAATTAAAGAGCTTGTTCTGGAAAAGTTCAAAGCCAAAATTTGCGTAGTTGATGTTGTGCCTTTGTCTAAAGAGGCTTCGTCGAGAGAAGGTGGGGCCATCGTCTCAGGGCAGACTTACATGGAATCAGTTGAAGCCTATATCAAAGGTGAAGAATTCGAATCAGACCAAAGTGAGGTGCTGAGTTTGTCGGCATCGATGCTCAAGGAAGTGGAGGGTGAAATAGTATGAGGATTGCTGACGTTAGCATCAAAAATTTCCAAGCGATTGGGGAGATGGATTTCAACTTAGACAATCGCGGTCTTGTCCTGGTTCAGGGAGACAACCTCGACGATACAAGTCAAGTGAGCAATGGCTCAGGCAAGTCATCAATCGGGGATGCGATTCACTGGTGTCTGTTTGGCAATACGCCACGCGACTCAACCGCAGATGACATCGTCAATACCACTGCCAAGAAGGGCACGAGAGTGTCCTTGCAGATATTCGATGATGACGGTAGCGAGTATGAGATATCGCGGCATCGTAAGCATAAGCTGGGCAAAAACAGACTGATGATCCATCAAGTCGAAGGCTCGGACATAGTCAACCTCACCAAAGGCACTGACAAGCTGACTCAGCCTATTGTGTCGCAAATTTTGGCGCAGTCCGAGTATGTTTTTGCAAACGCCTCGTACTCAGCTCAGGATGAAATGCCCAACTTGCCAGCACTGACTGATAAGAA